ATCCAAGAAAGAATGAAATTTTTAAAATTTTATCAGGTAGGGCCACATTTATAGGGCAATGGCCTGATATAGATGTTGTAATAGTAAAATGTGTAGAAGCCGCCAAATTGAATGAAAATAAATTACCGCAACCTTTTCAAGATGAAGAAGTATACGGAAAAATTATTTTAATACGCATGGATGAAAATTCAGAACCAAGAGATTTTACTTTGAAGGAGTTTCAATCTTTGGAATAAACGCCGTACCCCTCAAAACACATTGTGTGTATTTCATACAAATTTGAAAATGTATATGCGGCCAATCCATGACGTTTTCTAGTTTAGCTTTGATGGGATTCTTGTTAATAACTTTAACAAAATCGGTCTTTTCACCTGAGGAGGCTTTCATCATAGCATCGTCTACCTCACTTAGCCACATGACATGTTTTTCATTTGTAGGATCAAACAATGAAACGAGCTTCATATGTATTATATGCTACATATTCTTTAAATTGATGTCAAGTTGTTCCCTGTACAGAAAATCGTCAACTTGGGCATCCATATCTTGACCTCTAATAGAAATAGAGAGTAGATTGTCTTGATCATAACTAAAATCGTGGCAATAAAAATAAGATATACCCATCATGAGAGACATGTTATCTAGATCTTCCCATGTCTTTTTTTTAATTTCCAATAGGTTCGTATAATCTTCATACTCTTGCTCGCGATGATCCGATGCGACCTCTAACTTTTTAAACGACTCTGATAAATCTACACAGGGCCACACACCAAACTTAGCCTTGTGACTACATATATACGTCACGTATTTATTAGCTATAGGTATTTCTTTGAAACATATAAATCTAGGTTTACGTTCAGTGTCTAATATTGTAGCAGCTCCACCAGATTTAATACCGATGAAATTAAACTCCATATCTTTACTATATTAAGGATAAAAACCTTAAGTTAATATAATATGGATTTTCCAATTACACCTGGACAATGTACATATGTAAGAAAAATTCAATCTCATAAACCGATTGTGGTAGTCAATGGTCCTGCAGGTTCTGGTAAATCTTTTCTCGCATGTCAAGAAGCTTTTATAAAGATACAGAAAAGAGAGTTAGAAAAGGTCATACTTACACGACCAATAGTTGCAGCGGATGAAGATATGGGCTACTTACCAGGTGAATTGGAAAGAAAAATGGAACCATGGGCCAAACCTATGGTTGAAATAATGGAAATGTATATGTCTAGAAACCAAATTGAAAATAGGGTCAGCATAGAACCATTAGGATTTATGAGAGGAAGAACATTTACAGACGCTTTCATCATCGCAGATGAAATGCAAAATAGTACCCCAAATCAGATGCAAATGCTATTAACAAGGGTAGGCGAAAATACAAAACTCATCGTGACTGGAGATACTCGTCAAAGCGATCTTGATAAATTAAATGGATTGGAAGATTTTATAAACAAAATACAAAGTTTGGAACTTGATTACGTTGAATACACCAATTTAGGTGAGGAAGACGTAGTGAGGCACCCCGCAGTATCTGAAATTTTATCACTTTACTATAATTAAACGTGTTCTAACACGATAGTTGCTGGTTCTTCGTTATATCCATAAAAACGTATAGTTATACCAAATTTACTATTCAATCTGTAATGAACATCATAATTAATAAAATGTTTCCACTCCTTTAATGTGGTTTGATGATATTCACCACCTTCTTCTGAAAATACACAATCGAGCAAAAATGGACGTTTTCGCATTTCTTTCATTTCATTCGAAACCATCTCAGGTATAGGTAATTTATTTTTATCCGCAGATTTTATGATGTCTATTAAATAATATCCATGCGCATCACATATGACGTTAGATTGCATCTCTGGATATCCTTTAATAAAAGCTTCGAAATCTGCGTCACTCGGTAAAGTAGTAAATATTTGACCTTTTTCACAACTAGGTTTTGTTATAGATGGGTGTGTATGAAAAGTAAATAGAGAAGGCCACACGAGTTGAACCTTTTCTAATTTAACTTGACGACGATCTTTAGAGGTGACATAGACGGTATCGTTAAATTTATATTTATTATCCTCAAAAGAAACGTCTATATACCCGGCATATTCCCATTTATTTTTTGTTGATAAATCGCTAACACGTTTTAAATTATCTACAACTTTTCGAGGTAATTTTATATACAAATGCGGACTCTTAAAACAGACGTCCATTTAATAAAGTACTATTAGAAATTTTAACTAGCATTCATGAGAACGCTCTTATCTAACAAAGTAATTTCCCCCAATTCATCCCATGTATAATATCTGATCGAAATACCAAATTGTCTACGCATGATAGGATCTATATATTTATTGATTGCCCTTTTCCACCTAGTGGGTGTCGTCTGAACATAAACAGCCCCCCTGTACCCACCCGTGACAATACTAAACTCTCGCTGAGTTACGAGTCTCTCAAATGTGGAGGCTACCCTAGATGCGTTGGGTTTATTCATGTTAGTTTCGATTAAGTCTATGACATAATATCCTTGATTTTCTAAAATAATATTCGCTTGTAAGTCTGGATAATGTCGCACGTACGCTTTTAAATCCATCCCACTAGGAAAACTGAACAAAGGTTTATCGTTAGGTGGTACCGGGTGAGTGTGATACATAATGTATTCTTTAAAATCAGAATTAGGAGGAGTTATGGTTGCGAATTGACCATTCGTTCGTGCGGTGGGTGTATTGTATTTAACATAATTTCTTGTATTTTTAACCGTGAAAGGTATAGTACCCGAGTATTCGACTTGATTGGTGAACGTCTTTTTGTAAACATCTTTTAAGTTATTTATTAATTTCTTACTTAAACGAACCGTCATGTATCTATTATTCGTGGCTAATATGGTACCTAAATTATAAGCATTTTTAGGCATGTTAAGAATCCGAGTCATCCCATTAGATAAAGAATTAAGGGCACGCTCTATACTCGTTTTACGGCGTCTATTTTCCAATTCCCTTTTTCGCTCAATGTTTTGTCTACGAGCCGTTTCCTTTCGCCTCTTTTCTTTGTTAACCTTTGGAGATGTATTTTTTATGGGCGTCCTATTGGCCATCTTATCATAGATAAATATAATAAAATGATAGACACCGTCTGCTGACAAAATCATCATACCCAATTCGCTTTTGGTTTGCGCAACCTACGTTTTTTATTAAGATGTACTATACGACACGAAACGTATATATAAAAAAGTCCTACCCCTATGGGAAACATACTACTTATTACAATTATTTTTCTATGATCGGCACTTCACCGTGTTGTTCATCGTCTTCATTCTCATTCTTTGTATATACTCTGTACAAATTTGTACTATCTGATATTAACCAATCTTTTACGGTTTCGTATAAAACATTTATGATGGCAAATTTATACGATAAAAATCCTATAAATGTAGATCCATAATCAAAATCAAAACTAAAAGGGGCACTGTTCCAAATTACTTCAAATGCCGCGATACTGATCGGTACCAAAAATTGATTTGGAAATCCAGAAGTTTCAATGTCATCCACGTACTTCTCGAGGGATGATAGATACGTATACGATGTTAAAACTCCTAGAGTCATAGACAAACCCTTATCTGAACCCTGTGTTATGAATGATGCGGTAGAAAGTACCGCTCCATAACTGGCGGTAGACTTTCTGAGACGTTTCTTTAATTTTTCATATTCCCGATTTCCATTGTCGAGTTTGGATACTACGCGGATAGGAACAATCGTGGGTGTCATATATATTTATAGACTTGTTTCTTTAAAACATTGTATAATATAAATGATGAGACCCGTGAGAGATGTGTTATTAGAAGCGACCATCATTGGCATTCTCAATATAGTGATATATTACTTACTCAGGCGAATTTCCAAAAAATCTAAGACGACTTTATTGTTATTTGTGTCAGGATTCATGATTCATATATTATTTGAATATTTAGGAGGCAATGAATGGTGGTGTAGACAAACTTACAAATGAGTTCCCCAAATGGACTTAGAAAATAAGCCCAATACCTAATCAGTATGAGACACACACCGATGGGAACAGTTTTGGAAATCCTAGACCTTCTGGCTGGGGTGTGGTCAGTTATAGTTATAAGTTTGGTATTGGACAACCTAATTCAACAAATAATCGGATGGAGATGATAAATTAGTCAGGGAGTGTGCGAAAAATTTATCCGTATAATCTAAGTCCATGAGTGTTCAAAAGCAAGACGAACACTGTGAGTGGTGTGAAAAACAAGAAAAGTTGCTTATAAAATGGGCGGAGAAGGCCGCGGGGTATCGGTGGCTGCATAATCATGCACGCCTATTTTACAAGAAACAGAATGATTGGTTGTCTTATCCTAGTATAATTATAGCGAGTATAACGGGTGTCGGTGGTTTTGCTGTTCTAAATCCAAGTGGTAATGAAAATGTATCACAAGATACCAAAAACAATATAATGGTCATTCAATATTTCTTTGCTTTCATGAATGTTTTGGGGGGTATATTAACAAGTATCTCAAAATTTAGTCAGTCTCTACCCCTATCTGAATCGCATTCAGGTATGTGTGTACAGTGGTCTAAGTTTTATAGGTCTATCGATATGGAAATATCACTCGACGTGAAACATCGTTCAGAAGTGGTAGACTTCCTTATGAAATCTAGAGAAGAGTACGATCGATTACTGGACGAAGCACCAGATATACCATCTATATCTATTCAGGCGTTTATGGTTCAATTTCCGGAAAAGGAAAATAAACCAGATGTTTGCAATGGTTTGAGTATAGTTGTAAGTGATGATGCAGCGTCTGTTACAGGATCTAGACGGGCGGTGAATAGATGGTTGAACGCGTTCTCTAACGTAAAAGATAAAAGAAAAAGTAGAGATATGACATTAGATGAAGAAAAGGGTGTCAGAAGAGTCGAATCTTTATAATCCTATCAATACCCCCTCTTAAGAACAGCTGTCGTTAATTCTGGATGTTGTTTTGAGAAAAAAGATTTATTATTGTGTTGACTATGCCCAATAGTACTTGAATCACTTCTATCTATTTTTATTAACCTTCGTAAATCCTTATAATACACCCTAGCTCCTTGCGCTATTATATCTTCGGTTTTGTTGTCAACATGATTATCTATAGGAAAGTAATAATTGTAGTATTTTCTCATGTTGTCAACATGAATCAAATAACACTTCGTACTAGAAATCCATTTTACCTTTTCTAACCCCTTTTCATAACTTACAGGGTATCTCGATAAACAATGGAAGAAACACATTTCAAAATCATCACCCATAACATCTATGACACTTTGCACTTGATTAAATAATTCGTATCGTTTTATGATGACATTATCTTCAAACACGAGTGCGTATTTGATATTTTTATCAAAAGATTGTTTCATTATTTCCATGTGACCCAAATAACAACCTATAGCTCCCAGGTTAAAAAATGTGACGTCTTCTCTGACAGCATCCTTTTTATAATTTAATCGCAAGGCTTCTTTGTAATATAAAGGATCGATTATGTGTTTATACTTTTCAGCGTTTTCTATTTGTTTTGTATTTGTTCCATATACAATCTCTAATGGAGCCGCATCATTAAAACTCGATAAAAAATTTTGCTGTCGTTTCGTTGAACCCTCTAATGTTAAGAGAAAACATGTATACTGAAGCTTACGTTTACGAAATATCAAAAACGTTAAAAATATGATGATACATATCAAAAAAATATGAAGCCACATCTGCTATAATATACGAAAATAAAAACATGGAATATAAATAATGTGTCTACTCGATTGTTTTAAAAAGCCACGCATCAAAAGAAAAGCTAGAAACTTATACTGTTCTTGTGACGTGTGTGGGAGAGAATTCAATCATACAGGTTATTTACTAACACATATGGGGTATCATGATACAGCAGAGTTAAACAGGTTATTAGATGTAGGGTATGGAACTGTACGTTGTAAACAATGTTGGGCCTCATTCAAAACTGTAGTTGACTTAGAAAGTCACTCATGTGATAGAGTTATACGAGGATTATCTCCTATCCATAGTTCAGATAGTCTGGAAAGTATACTCATTCACGAAAATTGATCTTTTGTATAATGTGTAATTTGTATATTGTTTTCGGGTGGTAAAACGAGTGTGTTTGAATCCACGACTAAACACGAAATATTATTCTCCTCACATACCGCATCTATTTCACTTCTATTCACGAGTTCTACAGTAGGTTGGTAATCTACGATAGCTTCTAGAAGTGTCATAAATCTTGAAGCCTCATCACGAAATCTGAACGCCAGTATATAATCTCTAGACATATCCTTCGAATCACTATTTGATACTGCGTATACACCACGTCTTTCCGTATGAGTATCAAAACCCAAAACATACAACACTTTCAGATGTTTAACATTTCGTATATTTTTTGTGTTATGTAAACCTATATGATTTTTTCCATATTCGGCATTAATAGTTAAGGTTCTTCTCGGAACGTGAACACTTTTATTGAGCAGCATCTTCATTATACTCTTCACTCGTTTCTAAATAACATTCTTCGAGAATTTCCATAACTCCAGTGACATCATCCATCGCAGAACGGGTCGATCTATAATTCCACCTGGTAAGCGTCTTTATCTTTTTATGTGCGCAACGAAACTTTTCATTTTCAGTTTTTAGAATTCTGATAGTCTCGTCTTTGTCATCAAAATCTCTAGATCGATTTGTGGTATACTTATGCTTATGATACTTACGCTTACCGGTGTTGTAAATACGGATGGGAGTTTGACAGAGAGTGGCCATTTATCATTTAACTATTCATAACTTTATATATCTTCAAATCCTTCCTCCCCGTACATATCATCTATGATTTCCAAAATATGTTCAAGATCTTTAGTTGCGGATCTTGACGTCTTGAGAGCCCATGTCGAAAGTGTTTTTACCTTGGCTTGTGCAATTCTGTATTTTGAAATTTCTTGTCGAAGTTTATCCATCTTAATCAGTTCATCGGAACGATTGATGACATACGAGTGTGATCTTTTTTTAGGATATTCAGATGTATTAAATACACGGACGGGTGCACGACATACGGTAAACATTTATTTATAAAGGTATAGAATCTTTAATATTGATTACGCATGACCCAATCTTGCATTTTTCCTACGCTCCAAATGAGACTCATGATGGCCGCGCCGTTTTTGAAAGTCTCATTTAGGGTGTTCATTTTTGTATACTTTTTTATATATTGGGGGTTTACTTAGGTATTACAACTTCGACCTTTTAGTTTTAGAAGCTTTTGAAATCTTATTTTGGATATTATTTGTGAGATTGTATCCAGTTAGATTCTTGAATACTTCTTTGTTGCCATTCACAGCAGCTGCACGAGCTTTAGTTGCTGAGGGTGCAGCGTTGGGTCGCTTCAGTGCATGCCTATTAAATGGTAGAAAACTGAAAGCATTTTTACGGTTTTCACCTACAACCATAACCGATTTTTCGTCGAAATTCTCAGCAATCTTGGCGAGAGATAGATTTTTTGACGAAGATAATACCGTTAATTGGGGGAACCATCTCTTCAAAATTCGAGTTTTATCTTCTACCGATAAGGGATTACTTTTATTACCATAAGAATGTGATACAACCACAACTGGTATCTTATTCATTTTACTGGCTTTGTTGATAACCTCTTCAATCATCATCTTGTGTCCCAGATGTGGTGGATTGAATCGGCCATATGTGAATACAACATCCATTTATATAGACTGATATTTTTAATTATTTTGAAGCCCCGTCGATCTTATGTTTCCCACACCTGTATCAATTATTAGTCGAAGAGGTATGTTAAGTTTCTGACAGAAATACGCGTTCATAAAACACGCACTACCATCACCGGATGCAAAAAATCTTGGTTTTTTCCTATATATATTCTGTACAGATACTGTCATATACTGTAATGCATCACCCATGAACTTACCCATTTTACTGCGAGCGTTTTTGGCATTTTTCTTTTTTCCACCTTGTATTATCTCACCAGATTGTTGATTAGTTTCGTTAATTTTTAACTCAAAAAAATCTAATGTCGGCATCCGTCCACTTTCAGTTTTAGGTGGACCCCCCTTCCTTATAGACAAGTCCACCTTTAAAAAATTTAAACCCCCATTACGTATAACAAACTTTACAGGACCTATATGGTAATGACATTTCAGGTTATCTAAAAATTTCATATTTTGTGTTTGGATGGCGTTCAAGAGTAATGTCCTATCGTCGCTTCCAGCACTGGAAGCTAACATATGTTTCCCAGGGTCTATTAAGTTAGCCGTTGTAATGTAAGGTCTGAAACTGGGTGTATTAGTTATAGTTCTACTAAGAAGATTATCATCTGATTCTTGATCGAGGGAAACTTCGTGTATACCATTTCGTTTTAAATTATTTATCTCCCGGGAACCCGTATAGATGGAGTCTGATTGTTTTATATTGAGTATTTCTTCTATCCCCATTTTCAAAACACTTTCGAAGTTACCAGCCAATGATGTTTTTGCCGGGTTTCCCGAAGAATATGTTCCGAATCCCATTTTTACAGATGTCTGTAATTTAGTGTTATTCCGTTCGGGGTCGCCATTGTAGTTGTGTATAAAAAACCATACAGATTTTGTTTCTATACATATTTTACGAATCGTCTCATACCCCTCAACATTTCTCAACGCTTGAGTTATAAACTCTTCGCGTTCTTTCTTTGCGTTCTCTTTAGAAAATTTTGGTACGTTATTGATGTACTTTCTTGGGTCGGGAAATTTGTTTACAAATTTTTTCGCTAAATCGCGATGCCTATTTGTAAAATAGACCGCGTTTGAATTTTTATCATCTAACCAGTCTTTAAATGACTCGTTGATATACGCATCATGATTTCCATCTAACCAGATTAAAAATAAAAATTCGACCACTTCTTCGTCGGTAAAATTAAAGACTCGCTCTTGGCGGTTTCCCATCCCACCAGTAGATCTCCCGGTAGTGTAAGTATTTTTTACCATCAATTTCTTGTGAATATCTTTTAAGGTTGTCGGGGTAATTTGTAATTTTGCAATTCTTGTATCGGGTAATGTATTGATCATATCGTATAGAAGTGCCCAGGTGTAAGTATGATACTCCGTTATAGAGTTAGCGTTCTTTACCATTGGCATTAATTTCAATAAACCTGCCCGGTTATTCTTAGCCATTTTAGAAGTGCGATCAGCCATTTTAATTATTTCAAGTAGTATTCCTCGTTTCATGAATTTACCAGCATCTTCTTTCTCCAACTTTCCGTCCGCCTTCCGTTCCCTCTTAGTAATGGGCGCAATAAATGCAGAAGAATTTGCGTTATTATTTAACGAATTACCCCCGTTTCCAATATTTGTGACTGAATTTCTAACGCTATTAGCCGGAGTGGTAGCTCTAGCGTTCGCAGCAGCCTTATTAGCAGCAGTCTTAGACTTCCGCAACATATTCAATTCGTTAGCATTTCTTTGACGTTTATTAGTGATGGCCTTATTAATTGTTTTTTGAGCATTTTTTCTGTTTTTTTCCTGTTTTTCAGCCTTAGCTTTTTTAGCCTTAGCCTTAGCATTCTCAGCGGCTTGTGCAGCAGCGGCAGCCTTAGCCTTCTTATTTGCATTTTCAACAGCTTTCCTGCGTGCGTTATTAGCAGCAGCCCTAGCGTTTGCAACAGCTTTCCTGCGTGCATTATTAGCAGCAGCCTTACCCTGTTGCTGGGCAATAATAGCCTTCTTCTTTGCATTTGCAACAGCTTTCCTACGCGCGTTATTAGCAGCAGCCCTAGCGTTTGCATTAGCCTTAGCCCTGTTATCAGCAGCCTTAGCGGCTCGTGCAGCAGCCGTCGCCACTGTTACAAGTGGGGGTGGGGGTGGGGGTTGGGGTTGGGAATTACTTTTTCGCCTTTTCGCTTTGCGTTCTAAATTGTTTTCGTTATTCGAAAACCCACCATACCCATTAGTCGAAGCATTATTTTGATTGTTCGATGTATTACTTGTACCACTTACAGCACTTAACGGACCTCTAGGTGAGTTTCGACCCCTCTTACCAGGATTCACGGACCCACGATATACAGATCCATTTCTACTGTTAATTCCTAAACTCGCGTCCCTATTCCTCAAATTTCTCATTCTAGTATTATACGCTGTGCGATCAAACGCATTTTTCGTATTCTCTATAAATCTATTCAAATTAGTCTTTGATGTAACAGATAAATTCTTATTCTTACTCAATCTTGTTTTAAGATTATCTATATCATTTTTTGATAAACTCATGTCTACTATGACCTGATATTTTTTTACATACAATCCACAAACTTTGGGGGTAATTTCTTATACAATTCCATCCAACTCAATACACTGATATCATCAACCTCACACCATTCATAAGGTGAACCATTCTTTCCAGCGAAATGTATAGATTGCATATCCCAATGTTTACAAATACCGCACGTCATATCACTATCATCTACTATAGTATCTAAGTTGAGAGCGTGGCATATATCATATTTTTGTAGTTCAAAACTGGTAAAACTATTCGTTAATATGACATCATCAAATATTCCGGGAAAATGAAAATCCAACCAATCCTCCGTCTTTTCACGAACACAATCTTGACGCCCCGTCACTATGTACATCTTATCTACGTGTGGGCGCATGAGTCGAATAACAGATTGTGAGTCCTGGATGGGTTGAAGCATGTCGAACGTTTCTGACTCATAAAATTCTTGTACCATTTTTTGAGATTGTTTTTCTGTTATGTTAAACATATCTCGATACAAATATCTACATTTTTCCTTTGGCATGCTTAATTTCTTCCACGTGGCCATAGGTTTCACAAAGGGTACAAGAACTTCATCAACGTCAATAGCAATTCGATTCATTTACATGTTTATAACAATTTATTCATAGTCTCTAATCGCAACCCCGACTGGGAATCTGGGAACATTTTTATCCGTGAGATTCTGAAACCTGACGGTCAACATCTTACCAATGAACTTATCTCTGTTCGCATACTTGTACGCCCTATCCTCAAGTGTTCCTTCTGGTCGAGCGTTAAATACGTTTCCATCCTCCGTCTTACACTTCCAAACGACACAATTTGCATCCCGACCATGCCCTGTTGTCGCTCCGATGATCTCGTATTCCTCGGTCTGAAAATCTTTGTGCTTGAGGAGATAGTTGCTTCGCTGACCAACCTCGTACACACTGAAGCGATCACGGATCATCGTACCCTCATGTCCTTCTTCAACATGCTTCTGATGCACGAGAGGAAGATCCTTCTTGGATTTTACGAGTGTCGTTTTGACATATTCGTAATGAGGATTGTAGATCGAATCCTTGACATACTCCCAGCGTTGCTCGAAGGTCATCTTATCCCTGGCGAGGGCTTCAGCTTTGAGATCAAAGAAATCGAACACGTGGAACTTGAGCTTCAGAGGATTAGTCTTGAAGGTACTCGTGAGTTCCTCAAAGTTGAGGTTAGGGTCAAACGCCTCACCGTCAACGTATTGACCCGGGCCAAGACCCTTCCCAAGAACCTCGGTTCCGGGGATGATCTTCCCAGTTCTTGAGATGCCACCATCTTTGGAAACAAGTAGGCGAACACCATCAAGTTTGGGTTGAACGTAGAACGGTTCAGAGATGTATTTCTGGCGATCTTCCCATTTGTTCGCCAACATGGGAAGCACAGTCGTAGCCTTGGTATTCGCATTCTTCCAGATAGTTTTAGCACGTTTCGTAGCACTATCGTATCCGAGCGGAACTTCAGTCATAGACTTGGTTTCTTTGCCATTAACTTGTCCGGTCGTTTTCACTATACACCAGACCTCGTTGATTTCCTCGACACTGATGTCAAGGTAGCGCTTCTTGTTGTTTTTATCGGTAGTAAAAATTGTATCCATTATAATAATAAAAGATATGATTCAGGTGGTAAATTATGAGAAGATGGAGCGACTTAGGGCTCCTCCGCTCACAAACGTACCTGTCAACCTGAACACTTTAAGTATTATTATACTGATAGTGGGAGTTATTTATATGTATAAAAGATATATTACTATTAAACAATCTCGTGAACGATCTCGTACTTGAGACATTCGCTAGAATCTATGTAGACATCGTGTGTCATCATTTCCTTAAACTTTGGTTTAGGAATCTTCGTTTCACTCTCGTACAAATGTTTCATCATTTTCATGATCTTTTTGCACGTTTTCAACTCATCTCTTAAATCCTTATATTTTCCCATAAATCCTGCAGACAACTGATGTATGAGTATATGCGCATGCTTTCCAATCATCCGTTTCTTACCACCGAGGAGCATAAACGTCGCAGCACTACAGCACGTACCCTCAGCTATCGTATGAACTCGTACGCTGGAACGTCGGAGTGTGTCCATGACACCCATACCAGCGTATACATCACCCCCATCACTACAAATGTGAATGGTTATAATTGGATCATACCCGGGAAGTTCGATCGCTTTCTTTCTCAAATCTATTTCTAATTTTCTGAATATTTCTGTAAATTTTAGAATACTAGTTCTGTCTATGTCGCCATAAAAATAAATGTCGCACCCAACGACGCGCACGATTTCTTGGGTCTCGTCTTCACTCTCTTCGTCAGAGCTCATTTAATACATGTGTCATTTTCTTTTTAACTTTCATAACTTCACTCGTTTTCAATTTGTTATGAAGAGCTAAATGATTCATCACATCGAAATCACCAGGTTCCAGCTTATATTTAAAACACGTCTCAAAATTACCAATTTTCGCGTACTCTCGAAGAATTTGTAATTCTTCTATACCAATTTTTGTAGTGTTTCTATTTTGAATATTTTGTATTTTTTGTAATCTCATTTTATAATTACCATACTTTGTCCAGGTACTTCCAGCTTGTAATTCATTTGGGTTTAATAATTCACCCAAATAATGCTTGGGTATAGCTATACCACACAAGGTATAATAAGGCATGAATTCCCATTCCCCCTTGTATATACCAGCATCATACACATCTGCTAAAGATAATGACTCTGAAATTTTTTCAATATTACTCTCATTCGAATGTGGGTAATTACCATGTATAACATCTATCACATGTCCTCTTTCGTGTACAGTTTGTGAAATATCAAATGCCCCCCTATGACACAACACTTCGACGAGTATACTTTTAGACGTTTTAAAAATATCCTTTTCATCAGACTTATTAATATAATGATAAAAATCGCGAATGTTCCCAGCGCACTTATCGGATGCAAAGCGAGCCCGGGGATTCTCGGGTTCTAAAGAAGCTATTTCATCAGCAGTTCGTTTGGGCACGATTATCAACTCAAACCCAGGTATTATATGAACAGAATTTGAAACAAAAACGACGGAACCTGTCGTTAAAGGTTCCTTTTTTGAAGTTATCCTTTCCATGAGCTGTCTGTGCCCATACACATTGACATCATACCCATCTATGAATATATGAAAAGATGTTTCACCTATGAGATCTAAAAAGGTACTCTTTCTTTGGAAAAGTTCACTATGTATCTCTATACTATTGGAATTATTCAAAACTTTTTCCAAGATGAACGTTTTTCCTACACCAGAAGAGCCGCATAAGAACACGTTCAACCCCTTTTTAACACACTCTTCCAATCTTTGAAGTTCTTTCGTGTGAAGCGTGGGGGTTGGATCTTTTTTTTGTGGAAGTATTTTAACAAAGGCATCCATGTCTGAAGACTTTACTGAACAAGCGCTAGATATTTTTTTAGAAAATGATACACTTCATAAAAAAGTTATTGAACCTATCAAACGAAAGGTATACCCTTATGTTATAAGTATTTTACTCTTTAATGTTATTCTTTTTTTGATGCTGGCTTATCTGACTCATCGGGTATATCTGCTACAACTTTGATATTCTCTAATTCTTTGTTTTTTACACGACGGATACCTTCTATCTCCTTACCCAATTCATGACGCATCTCAGATTCGCTCATGAAGGTTTCTATGGGTTGAATGTGTAATATTTCGGGTTTAAAGAATTCCGAATCTTCAGGAAATTGTTTTTCAAACGCTTGGATGATGAAATATGGTAGAGGTGGAGATTGTTCTATGAGTCGGTCATATTCTGCGCGACATGTTTCTATCATAGTCGTCCCGTCTATAGAACGTTCCTCTACAGGGAGAGATAACTCTAATCGAATAGTGCGGGAAAGTTTACCGTATTGGAGTGACGCAACTCGGCATCCTTCCATCATTTCGTTTATTTTCAAAAATTGCATTATGGTGGCTATGATTCCTGCTATAAGATTCATCGCACCGATCACAGATGGAACCGCACCTCTCATGTTTTCTGGAAACGAATTCTGTGCAAAATTCGCAGTTCCCGTTATCGTCGAAAGAACAATAACTGGTAATGTAAATCTCATACTCTGTTTTTTGAAGACTAAATACGCATGATTGTGCATGTATCTATAACAGGCGGACGCCTCACCCCATGTTTTCAGGATAACTTCTTGCTGAGGATGCCAAAATGGGGCAACTTTAGTAGACTTTTTCTTATCCATACTATAAGTTCGATAAATTTCTGGGACTACTATAAATGAAAAAGAAGCTTAATCCTCAAGTCGCGACGTTCATTATAATAGCACTTCTCGCGGCTGTCATGTATCTTCTGATGTACCCTAAAGAAAATATCGTTCAAGTTCCCGTTCCTGTAGAAACGATAGCACCCAGGGAAGTCGTCATGGAACCCGAATTCAGGAATCCACCTATTAAAAAGTACAAACCCGGACACGTGCAGCAAATGGGCGTTCTACTAGGTGATAATAACGAAACACTCCCTTTATACGGAAAAGAGGTTCGAGGTAGACGCGACAGGTACCACTATTATACCGCTACATCTGGGGATCAAATATATCCTCTAGCGGTTACACACAACGAAAGAGATTGTATGGATGATATAGGTTGTGGAGAACTCTACGGAAACGAGAGCATAAGTGTCATGGGCAACGACTCAAACTTCCAAGCTAAATTGTACAGAACTGACAATTTTTTTTAACTCGGGTTATATAAATGAACGCCGTAGAGCTCGAAGCTTATAAATTGGAGCAGAGAGTTGTTGCTAACTATCAAGGTGCAGAACAATCTATATCACTATTGGAAACGTATTACAACAACGTTCAAAATAAAGAAGATGTAATTGATAGCGTAAATTACAACATAAATTCCCTTTATAATCTTATTAACGAAACATATGAAACCGCTTTTGATCTAGATACGCCATTACCATTAACAGAATTAGATAGATTTAATGAAATTATTATCGATGCTAAAGAATTGACACAAACGTATTATCAGGTAGGACTCGCAGCTAATAATGATATAATTAATTATTTAAAAGAAATACAAAGTGAACGCGACAATGTAAATGATTACATAGCATCGATGAAAGATGACCAGACAGAGCTAAATAACTTAGTTAATTCGTATTCTAACCAATAAATACAACTCCAAATTTTTTAGATATTAATTTTTTAGCCTTCTCTAAAGATGGTTCACTCCATAACAACCAACGAGACCAAAATCCAGCCGTTTTGATTCCTCGCTTAGACCAAATTTCCCCCATTCTTCCATGACGAGCTAAATACCTTCGCATGCGAGAAGGATCTTTATGAATGGTATAATCAGAATACCCCTTTCCACCAAAATGAACCTTTGATTCATCCTGAAAAATAGCAGTAAACTTTTTTTCAGGGTGCAAACTTTTTACAAGTTTAACTCTCATTATTTTATAAGTAATATAATAATACCATGAGCTGGTGGTCAACATTAACTAGAATTAGACCAGGGTTATTTTTGGATGCTGATAATATATACTATTTAAAAGGTATAAATGATACACGAATTAGATTAGGTGAATTATCTTTTAATGTTGCTAAAAACAGAAATGAATATAAATACGAAGGTATCACTCGTTTAGGAGACGGATCTGAAGTGTTAACATCGGGAGGGTATAAAATTTCTTCAAACCCTGATATTTATAGAATAGACGCAACAGAAACTGGGAAAGGGTTTGACTTACCTACTGGCACTCAGCTACTTTCTAATGGAAAATTTAAACTGCCTGATGGTACAGAAATTCCGGGAAATTCTAAAAAAATGATAGATGGTACTTTTCAATTGCCAGATGGAAATTACAAACTAACGAATACAAGTTTTAACAAAATAAAACAAAACAAAACTAACGTTAACGCAAATGTTGATTCTGGAACAGATATAAAAACTTCTTCAGACAAAATTTCTGGCGACACATTAACATTATCAGATAACGTGGCTTCAAAAATTGATGAAATGAGTATAAAAAAAACTACAATAAATAATAGAGCTAGAAGTGCTGAAAATGCTTTAAATAATAGAAAAACACTCGGAGAAGTAAATTCAAAAAAAATAGAATCCGATTATGAAAAAATAAAGAAAAAAAGAATGGACGCTATAGAAAAAGCGTTAGGGTTGATAGGATTGGCAGCCTTAATAGGTGGGTTAATGATGGATAAAAGTGCTGACGCGAACGCAAGTGAGGAAAGAAAGGGATGTGTAACTGCATGTCTTCCGCATAATTATTCAGATTATTTCCACGGTAAAATAAACAAGGGTGAATTAAAATACACGACAATGAGCAGTCTTCGAGCAGAATTTCCAAACGCTGAATTTCCCGAAGATCAACCATTTTGTCAAGAAGGAAATGATGATTGTTATGAACATTGCACAGCCGCGTGTTTCAATAAATATAAAGATCAAGAGGGTGACGGTGACGGTGATGGAGATGATGACGAAGAACCTTGGTGGAAAAAATGGTTCCCGGATGTAGATGAAAACCTAATAACGTCCGTTATAGTAGCTATATTAGCAGTCATAATAATTGCCTTTTTAATCATGATATTCTCACTTTACTCTTCATAGCTTAAAGAATTTCCATTCTTTATGTATATGATTCTGAGTATAGACGTGGGAATCAGAAATTTGGCTATGTGCCAATTTAATGAAACATCTAACCTAGTCGTAAATTGGGACGTTTCCGGAATACCTCCCGAGCATAAAGATGGTGTATATGTTTCATTAAGAAAGCATTTAGATGAAAGACCTTGGGTTCTCGAATCAGATATCATTTTGATAGAGAAGCAACCCGATCGTAATAAAAAAATGAAAATGGTGGAACACTTTTTACACGCATATTTTGTCATAAAAGCTCCAAAATCTGAGACGATCATATACGATGCGAAGTTTAAAATTCCAGATGTAGTGGGTCCGGGAAAAGCGCAATATATGAAACGTAAAAAGGTATCCATAGAAAGATGTGAAGCATTTTTACGTGGGGATGATACGAATAAACATTGGATAGAAACCTTCATGAAGTCCAAGAAGAAGGACGATTTAGCTGATACTGTCATGCAAGCTATAAGTTTCACGAAGCGGGTAGAGCCCAAGAAAAAGGAAAAGATCGTGAAGAAACTTGTTCCTAGAAAACCTAATGAAAATCAAAAGCGTACTAAATATTCCAAATGTAACCTCGCGTACATATATAAAAATAGTCCCGAATGTGAATGTCTAGAGAATAATAAAAGATTCATGAAAGATCTCAAAAGGTATTATAGATGCATAGATGACCTGATTAAAGAAATGACCCTTTGATAATTCAAAATGCAAGTAAACGTACTCGACCATGGATTCGTACGACTCGTCGACACTATGCCCAGAGAAAACCTCGACAACTCAATTGTTCAGGCAGCCCGGGTATCTTATGGAGATGGAACGAAGACTTCTCGTGGAGATACTGGGCTAATTAGATATCTGATGCGACACTGGCACACGACACCTTTCGAGATGGTAGAGTTTAAGTTTCACATTAAGATGCCCATTTACATCGCACGCCAACATCTTCGCCATCGTACCGCGAGTGTAAATGAAATGTCAGCCCGATATTCGATCGTTCCCAAAGAGTATTACAATCCAGATACCATGCGAGGACAATCTGAGGTCAATCATCAGGGATCAGAAGGTGAAATTAGTGTAGCGTCCGAACTATCCGATGCGGGGTCTCAGCATCTCGAAAATTCGTTTGATATCTACGAAAAATTACTCGAAGAAGGCGTTTGTAGGGAGCAGGCCAGGGGGAATCTCCCTCAATCGACGTATACGGAGTTCTATTGGAAGATTAACCTTCATAATCTCATGCATTATCTTCACCTACGAATGGATTCCCACGCCCAGAAGGAGATACAGGAATACGGTAAAGCTATGTATGATCTCGTAGAACCACTCGTTCCTATCACGATGAAAGCGTTCATGGATTTCAGGGTAGACGCAATTCAATTAACTGGTCCAGAAATCAGGGCTCTCAACCACGGAGAGATCATCAAATCTCCCGGGGAGCGCAGGGAATTTGAAGAAAAGTTAAAACGTTTAAATTTAAATGTCGATACAAAGTAAATGCTCGCCATAACAAATACAATGACCGTATTCGCCGCTGACAAGAAAAATAAGGGGTTCAAGAGGCTTAGTAAGAAGATCCAAAAGGAACGTGATACTGACGTGGACAAGATCAAAGAGAAGGTCTCTAATATTTTCCGCGATGAACAGAATCGTATGAAGGGATACCTCGAGGAACATAACAAGCTGATTAAAAAAGCCGATAAGCCCAAGAAGAATGGTAAAAAATCTATTGATTTTTACGAAAAGTAAACCATAAGGTACAGAAAACAAAAAACATAGCTAAAGGTGGGTTGTCCCCAAATTTCTCAGCCAACAGAGCGCACACCACGCTGTATTGGACGATCTTAATTTCCTGTCTCGTTTTGATCATAGTACGTTTCATAGACCCCCTTGATTTTTGAAGCCCAGATACAGCCGTACTTATTTTACCTATCGTCCCAGGAATCTCCGTCGTCTTCATGAATATATCACCAACATCCACGGATTCTATTATCTGCTGTTGAATCAAGGGCTCCAAATACGTGAAATAGTTAAAGTCTGGATCTAGTTTCAGACATATACCTTCTATAGTCGAAAAGGCTTTTGCGAGGTACACGAAACTACTCGGTACCACGAATGGTTTTTCAATCGCGAGTTGTGCGGCGAGATCATCATTCACGATCCCAGAACCATCTAGGGTCTCTAAATACCCTAAGATATTTTCAAAAAATAATTCAATGTCCGAAATATCAGTAGAAGTCGGAACAATAACACCCAATTTAACCAATGTATCTACTATACCAGCGGTATCGCGAGTGATAATAAATCCAAAAAGTTTTGTGAATCCATCCCTTAATTCTTCTGACAATGGTACGAGCAATCCAAAATCATAAAATACAAGCTTCCCTTTCGGTGAGAATCCCAGGTTTCCCGGGTGTGGATCGGCGTGAAATAAACCATTATCCATGGTTTGGATGACGTACGCATTTATCAAGGCTTCACATATCTTCTTCTTATTTACCTTTTTGTCGGTAATCTCAGTTAGTTTCACTGATGGTACATATTCCATGACGATCATTTCATCGTTTGAATACTTTTTATACACTTTCGGAACCTTCACCCAGTCGACATCTTTCATACTTTTCCGAAATTTTATAGCATTATTAATCTCCTGTTTATAATCTGCCTCTCCCAGTAAATATTCTATAGACTCATCTAGAACTGAACCAGAACTATTCCCCGTGTCGATACCAACACGCTCTAAAAAATATACTATACCCCGTATAGTATTTGTATCCTCCTTCATGATGTTCAAAATTCCCGGACGTTTTACTTTTACAACAACTTTTTGACCGTTTTGGAGTACGGCCATATGGACCTGGCCTATACTCGCGGATTTAAATGGTACAGGGTCAAATTCTTTAAAAATATCATATTTTACATCTATGTCAATTTCCACGGGAGGAACATCATCTTGCAGGGATTCCAGTTCTTTTGTAAACTCTGGTGGATACAGGTCCGCTCTCGTCGAAGCGATTTGTCCTAATTTTACAAATGTTGGTCCGAGATCGAGAAGTTCTTGCTTCACCCATCTACCAAGCTCTGATTTATTTTGTACAGTCGCATTTTTCCATAAAAACTTACTCGCAAACTTCCACGTTTTCACTTTCCTGGAAGTTGTACTCGGCACATTTATTCCCAAGCATAGTGCCATCTTAATACATACGAATAATTTTATCTCTCTAACTTATATTTTTTTCTCGATGTGTTTTATATGGATACCGAGAACAAAGAAGAATGTTATGACGCAAAACCCGTCGTAAACTGGAAATGTATATGGTTTACGTTCGCATTGGCGGGTGGATATTGGTATCTTCCAAAAAATAACAAATGGATCTTACTCGCACTTTTATATTTCCCGTACATCATGTTAGCGTATTATGATCATCACTACGATTGTAGGAGGAACATGGGACCCACGTATCTCGCCATGTTTTATCATTGGGCCAAACCTCAAGAATCTAAACAAATAAAAGATTTTAAGAACTGGTGTCCAGAAATTAAAAAGAAAGTTTTTATGATCGACATTATAATTTTACTCGGAGCTTTACTTTTAGTACCAAGTTTTCTTAAGTGGAAACCTAAATAAAGTTTTAAAATTATTATATTATAAATGAAATTCGAAGTATCAATATTTACTCCCATGTATGAACATAATAACAAAAAATATATACGCGTTCTTCTAAACGACCATGACATGAAACGTGTATGGTTTTCTCATCACAGACATAACCTCGTAACAAAACATGTTGAAGATCCACTCGAAGGTCATGTACTCACGATTAAAGTTCCATTTAGATATAATCGAGTCATGTGTCGATTTGAAGGTGTTCCCGTCCAAAGTTTAAAAAAGGGGGACGACGTTGAAATTGATGTGTCCTTCATGGGTAAGTGGACATATGAAGACTATAGTGGATATACTTGGAAGTTATCGTATATAAAGTTAAAAAATGAAATAAATGAATGAGTCTCACGAGAACTGGGTATATAGTTCCAGATCTCACTGAAATTAAAAAAGAACTCACGGTTCGCCCAATCGTTAATGCAGATTTTGGTGTTGCACCTCCACCTTTTAAAGTGTTTAGGAAAGCAAAATCTGGATTATGCGTACCGCGATTTTATGCAGAGGAAAAGTTTGGAAAAGAGACTAAAGATACAAGGCCAGAACCATCTAAGATAAATGTCACGTTTAAAGGAAAATTACGAGACGAAACACACCAAAATGAAGCGCTCAGAAAAGCTATCCAAGCTGGCCACGGAATTCTTTCATTGCCTTGCGGCTTCGGGAAGACGACCGTATCCCTGGCCATAGCGTGTAAACTGGGATTACGAACCATGATTGTCGTTCATAAGGAATTTTTGGCGAATCAGTGGAAAGAACGTATACAACAATTTTGTCCGGGAGCTACCATAGGTATAGTTCAACAAAATAAGAAAGAAGTACACTGTGATTTTGTCATCGCCATGCTCCAATCTCTTTCTCTAAAAGAATACTCATTCGAAGATTTTGATAGTATAGGAACTCTCATCGTCGACGAAGCACACCATATATGTGCCAAAGTTTTCTCACAATCACTATTTAAATTGTGCCCAAAACACGTATACGGACTTTCGGCTACACCAAACAGAAAGGATGGACTCACAAAAGTTTTACACTGGTTCATGGGTCCCACATTCTTTTCTGTCGAACGGGAGAACCAACATCAAGTCGACGTGTTTCCTTTAGAATTTACGTGTCAGCGATTCAGAGATCCACCACCGTGTACCAGGTATGGCAAACTTTCTTTGGCGACTATGATAACGGAACTTACAGAAATGCCTGATAGAAACGCGCTCATCATGTCCACGATTCGAGACGCGACGCGGAGTACTCGACAAGTATTAGTTTTAAGCGATCGTCGATTTCATTGTGAATATTTACACCAAAGATTTAAGGATCGTTCGGGTTTATACATGGGTGGGATGAAAGAGGCAGATTTAGCTGAATCCAGTAAAAAGCAAATCATATTCGCGACGTTTAGTCAGGCACACGAGGGACTCGATATACCCAGTCTCGATACAGTCATTCTCGCAACACCTAAATCAGATATAGTTCAGTCTATAGGTCGTATCATGCGCGAAACGAACGGTAAGAAGAACAATCCACGCATATACGATATTTTAGATCAATGGTCGGTATTTTTTGCCATGTACAATAAACGACTCAAAGTATACAGGCAAGGTGGGTTTAAAATTCCGAATCAGAAAGAAGAAAAGGTGGAGAATTTTCCCTCCGGAAAATGTCTCATACAAATATAAGAATGGGTGGTTGTTCTACCGGACGATCTACACAGAAATACTCCTCTGGAGGTGGTGGAGCCGATTTGAGTTCCATCCTCGCGGCACATGGTGATATGATCTACGCAGATTCGAATATAGAAGCCGCGAACGTATCTATAGGAACTGTCGGACATGTGCTCACCGTTCAACCAGATGGAAACGTTGATTGGCAAGTTGTACCGGGAGCCACGGGAACGGTTGGTAACTTACAGCAAGTGACAGCTAGCAATCCGCAAACAAATATAACAGTAGAACTAGTTAACCAAACTACTTCATTGATTACAAGTGGAAATGTATTAGTTACAGGCAACGTGACGGCATCTAAATTTATAGGAAGTGGTTTAGAATTAACTGATGTGGCACTTAAAACTGATTTAGATGATAATGTCATTCGTATATCCGATTTGGAAACGGCGACGATTATTTCTAATTCTTCCACAATTACGACGGGGTTCACGCGGGGTGATATCATATACGCGAGTGCAGATAATGTACTCAATAAACTTGCCTTAGGAACAACTGGACAGGTTTTAAAGAGTGATGGTACGGATGTCGTGTGGGGTACGGATATAGGTGGTTCTTCCGGTACCGCAGTATGGACAGCCAATAATGTAAATGGAAAAATTCATTATTCTTTGGGTAATGTGGGAATAGGAGTCGCGGATCCGCAATATTTATTAGATTTACCTTCGACGGGTACAGTAAATGCTGGATTTTTTATAGGTGATGGTGGTGGACTTTCCAATCTTACCTCTGGGAGTCAATGGACCGGTACTAACACCGTTCATTTTACTGGGAACGTAGGGATAGGTACGTCAGACGTTTCTAAAACGCTCAGTGTTGGATCGAACGTTTCTATAGATGATACAGGAGCGGATAAATTGGCCGTAACTGGAAACGTATACGTATCGAGAAACTTAACGGTTGCTGACGATATAGATGTGAACAGAGTTCACGCTCGTAATATTTTTATAAAAAACGTAGAAGTTGTAGCAGAGCGTCCCGTAAAACAAAGATAATAAAATTATTATTCTATTATAATGGCTGCTCACTGGGTCCAAACGTCGCCGACACCAACAAACACGTATTGGGCAGGTGAAAAACTTGGTGGGTATTCAACATTGGTAGGAAGGACGGTTACTTCGGAATTTGGTAGAGGTTTAGATACGAGTTTCGATGGGCGTCGCGTTATTGGCGGTGCACCCGGATGGGGCCCAAATACAAGCGCTGGTTGGCGTGGACAAAACAGGGGATATGTCGAAATTTTCGATTATAACGCGGCTAATGATACATGGGGAACGATTCCGGGTGGATACATAGAAAGCCCTGATACTACGACTGGGCAAGTCGGCACGCAAGCCGCTGACGCTAGATCGAGGTTGCCTGATGATGATAAAATATATCAGGCCGTCGGCGGTGGTGGACTTTTCGGTGAAAGTGTGTCTATGAATTGGGACGGAGATAGAATAGTTGTAGGAGCCCCGGGAATAAACAAAGTATACGTTTATGATTATAACGGAACGAGTTGGGGAACACCCCAAACTATATCCGCTGCTTCGGGAATAACTTCTTTTGGGCACTGTGTTTCTTTATGTGGTGATAAAGGTGATAGATTTGCAGTGGGTGCTCCCGAAGAAAATAAAGTATACGTGTACGAAAGACTCGGAACGGCAACTTCATTTACACTCGCGTATACCGATAATGGTTCGAGTCTAACAAATAGTTTACCTCTCAGTACGAGTGGAAACATAACTTTAAATTCTGATTATAATGGTTATGGGTATCATGTAAAAATGAGCGATTTTGGGGATCATATGGTCGTGGGCGCCCCTGGTACACATATAAGCAACCTCAACTCCAATATGCATAGTGGAACGGCAAACTATTACACTATGTGTTGGGCAATAGGCGACGCTGGGGCGGTGAATAGTTATCATCCTCATAGAGCGGTGAGATATTCAACTAACTCAATCATCAATAGTAGCACAACGAGCGCGACGTTCATCGCGGATCGATACAGCGGCGGAGATCCGATCGGTGGGTTTGGGTTCAGAACACCCCAGATAGGGCAGGTTAGAATTATGAAATGTACTCCAGATACAAGTTGGAGTACACCTAACGCGGTTACACAATTGGGGAACCTTATTCCTGGTTACGATGCAGGTATTGTTAAGGTGGATACTTTTGATAATAACGCGTCCTCATCATTCGGTGGATTCGGAACTACAGTACAAATAAACCCGGAAGGTACTCGAATAGCCGTGGGTTCACCTTTTTATAAATTTTCAACTCCCCCCGACGATCAATCTCGTCACGGACGAGTCGACGTTTTCGATTATGACAGTATTACGAATACATGGGTAAATAGTTATCCAGCAGGAACTCTCGCATCTGAAAATGGATGTATGGTGGGTCAGGTGGCCATGGCCTCGGATGGTAGTCGCATTTTTTTAGGAGGAGTACATTCTGCATTCATAACAACAACGTTCGATTACACGGGAAAAGATTGGTTTCAAACCGAACCTTTCATTATAAGTGGTGGAGATATTAACGAAATAGGTGGTACGGGTCATTTACCAGACATTATAGCCGGCGCACATCATTATCAAAATTATAGAAATGTGTGTAAAAGTGGTGAACTGAATTTCGTATCTGTACCTGGATACAATAACACTGGCGGCTATCCTCATGGCTCTTATGTAACCGCAAGAGGTCTCATTCTCGTTTATAAACATACACTCACATCTCTTTTCAATGGTAATTCTTTATTTGAAGGATTTGTTAAATGTAATGAATTGGCTATAGGAGGTGCTTCTAATGGTACAAAAACCCAAAGATTAGCTTTCGGTGGGGTCACGGGAGATGATTTTGAAAGTGCGACAACTATTGAAACGCGTTATTTGGGGTTTGAAAGTACTGCTACTACCGGACATCAATCAGAATTAATAATCTCTAAATGGTCAACCAATCCTATGAGCTCGAGTATAACCGGACAGCCTTCGATGCAGAGCCATCCGTACGGAAACGTTACGGGTCTTCAAACATCTGCCGACCCGAATAGAGTGACAAAAGAAACATCTGGAGATAGGATTAGGTTAAAAGCTCCAAAAATAGAATTTCACTTAACAGCACCCGGAGACTGGTCGGGGTTCTCCAAGTATAGAGAAGCTCCTGTTATGACTTTGGTTTCCACAGAAAATTGGCCGTACCTAGTTGAACAAAACAACCTAGCAGCAAACCCAAACCCGGCCATGCGTTTGGTAAACATACGTACGTGTCATAGTGAATCAAATGTACACACAGGTTTACGATTGACAGCTTCTAATGCCGCTGGTTATAAATTAACTGGTAGGTTCAATGAAGATAGAATGACTCCAGATGATGGCAACGAATATACTTTTTCACCTGATAATCATGGCTGGCTTCATCTTCTCAGTGGTCAATCTGGTCAGGCAAACATGTACGGGAGTCATGCAGGTTTAAAAGTGGGTCATCTTTATGCAGCGGGTTCTCTCCAGTATCCCAGTGATGATCGTCTTAAACATTTTGAAGAAGAAATACCTAATTGTTTAGAGTTGATAAATCAATTAAATCCTTATAAATATAAGAAAACTCAAATAAAATATACCGAAGATTATACTGGAGACGTAGGTACCGAAGATAAAGATTGGAATTGGGAAATAGGTTTAATAGCTCAAGATATAAAGAAAATACCTTACCTAGAATTTACCGTGAAAGATCCTGGGCCATCAGCCGAAGATATTTATTCATTAAATTATAACACTTTTATAGGTGTATGTCTCCAAGGTATAAAAGATTTACATAACCGTCATCAACCAGAAATTGTTAAGGTGGCAACCCTCCAATCAGATCTCACCATAGAAAAGGAGAAGGTGGCAACCCTCCAAACAGATCTCACAACCCTCCAATCAGATCTCACCATAG